TAATGAAAAGCAGATCTACAATGTCTAATTCAACGGTAAAAATACCGGACTATACTGATTGGTTAAATACAGATGCAGCATATGATTTGACACATACAAGACATTATGGTTTTTTTAATGATGGCGTATTAAATTGTTATTCATGTATTCATCTATGGGCAGAACTTCCTGTGGATATTGCAACTTGGTCGAGTGCTATATTCACCAGGCCAAGAAATATTATAAAAGATAATTTTGGTCATCCTGCTGATTCAATTAAATTAATAAACTTTCATTATACAGATCTTGAATCTATTGGATATAAGTCAGAATATCAAGTAACTCATTTTCATCCAACAAAAACTAAATTAAAGCCACGACATACAAATCCAAATGCGCGCGTTTCTCAATATAAAGTAATTGAAATTGAAACAATTAATCCAGGTGAGATTCCAAAGAATGAATTGTTTCGTAAATATCTTTTACGTAGACCATATGACGTTCCAATGTATATAAGAAAATATATTTGCACAGATGTCAACTAAAATTACTTTTACTGGAATTACATTTCCAGATAATTCAATACAAACTACTGCGGCTGTAGTAGGTTATACTGGTTCTGCTGGATATACCGGTTCTATTGGATATACTGGTTCGCGGGGTGCAGCAGGACCAACGGGATATACTGGTTCTATTGGATATACTGGTTCACAAGGATTTTGTTTTAATTTAGCTACATTTACATATACGCCGTGTCCATAATAAAAGAGTTATAAAATGACAACTGTTGTTAAGACCACTGGTATATTATATCCAGATGCTACTACTGCAATAACTGCTCAAATAAGAGGTGCTACCGGTCCAATAGGTCTAACCGGCTATACCGGTTCTGTGGGTCTCACAGGTCCAACTGGTCCACGCGGTCCAACCGGTCTACGTGGCTTATCTGGCCCGCAAGGAGCTCCTGCAATTGCACCTCCTGGTGCTCCTCCACCTCCTCCTCCTATTCCTCCAACAAAGTAATATTTCATGCCTACTAAGGTTACTTCTACAGGAATAGTATTTCCTGACGCAACTGTGCAAACATCTGCAAGTATACCAACTGGTCCAACTGGTACTAGAGGACTAGTCGGGGATCAAGGACCTCAAGGCCTGACTGGAGCGCCAGGCCCAACTGGAGCGCCAGGCCCAACTGGAGCGCCAGGCTCTAATGGGTATGTATATGGTGAAGCGCCGCCGGTGTCGCCTCCTACGCCTCCGACAAAATAAAGAAAGCTTTAATTATGATTGAAAGAATTGATCGCGACCTTATAGATGTAAAATTTTATACAGATTATGAGATTAAATTATCTAATGAAAATAGACGTGGATATCTGACTTATGCTTATTATTATATCATTGAAAATGTTTTCAATAAATCAGAAATTATTGAACTAAATGATATCTTACAAAATTATGATCATATAACTGAAAAAGGAACAGTGGTTGGTAAAAATGAAAAAGAATCAATAGGTCAAAATTACAGAAATTCAAATGTTTTTTTTGTTAAAGATTCAAATATTATTAAGACATATGAAGATAGAATAGTAAATACTGTAGAAGAAGTTAATAAGAATATCTTTAATTTTGAACTCTCAAACTATATGGCTCCTCAATATACAGTTTATAAAGAAGAAATGTATTTTGATTGGCATCCAGATGGACCATTTGGTGTATTAGATAGTCGTGGTTTAAACTGCATACCAAGAGATCTTAGTTGGAGAAAGTTATCTGCTGTTCTATGTTTAACACCACAGGACAAATATACCGGTGGTGATTTTCAAATAATATTACCGAATCATCCTAATAATTGCATTAATACTATTCGAATGGATGCGGGATCTATGATTTTATTTCCATCATTTCTATCACACAGGGTTTTACCGGTTGAAACTGGCACAAGAAAAACACTTGTGTATTGGTTTTGCGGTCCGCGATGGAAATAAAATAAATATATCAAAAAAGAGATAGCTCGTACTCGTTATGGTAACATAAACTTACGATAAATAATAGAAAAAGAGAGTATAAATGGCAATTGCAACTGATAGAGCATCATTTAAAGAGTATTGCCTACGCAGACTTGGCAAACCCGTTATTGAAATCAATATAGATGATGATCAAATTGATGATCGCATTGATGAAGCTCTTCGTTATTTTTTCGATTATCATTTTGATGGTTCAGACAAGCAATATTATAAGTATCAAATTCAAGCTAAAAACTACCCATATAATTTAGCAGATGTTGTAGTTGGAAATGGCGGTACTGGATATTCTAATTCAGATACTATTGTAATTACACAAGGTTCAGATGTAATTAATTTAAATCCAATTACAAGTACAACTGGTACTATTCTTTCTGTTCCGGTTGATAGTCTATATACAAATGGTAATACCTATCATCTATCAACTGATCCAAGTTATACTATAACTACTTCTACTGGTTCGGGTGCAGTTCTTCAGCCGCGTAAAGGCGGATTTATTCCCATTCCAGATAATATTATTGGTGTTGTTTCAATGTTTCCCGTTGGTCAAGCGTTGAATACTAATAACCTATTCAATATTAGATATCAAATTGCTCTTAATGATTTATATACTTTAACATCTGTTTCAATGGTTCCATATTATATGGCATTGCAACATGTTCAATTTTTAGAACAAATGTTAGTAGGACAACAACCTATCAGATATAATCGACATAAAAATGCATGTTATGTTGATATGGACTGGGGTATTGTTAGTCCCGGAGATTTTGTTATTTTAGAAGCATATCAAATAGTGGATCCAACTACTTATTCAAAGGTATGGTCAGATCGCTGGCTTCAGCGCTATGCTGCATGTTTAATGAAGCAGCAGTGGGGATGGAATCTCACCAAATTCTCCGGTATGCAGTTACCCGGCGGTGTCATGTTCAATGGTGCTAAAATTTTAGATGATGCAACTGCAGAACGAGAAGCTCTAGAAAAAGAAATGATTTATTCATATTCACTTCCAGTTACGGATATGATCGGCTAGAATATATACTTTGTATAAATAACCATAGAAAAGGAGATTTCTATGGAAAAATATGGATTTGTTTATATTTGGTTTGATCGTAAGCATAAGCGTTATTATGTTGGATGTCACTGGGGAACTGAAGATGACGGCTATATATGTTCATCAACATGGATGATGCAGGCGTACAAAATACGTCCAAAAGACTTTAAAAGGAAAATTCTTAAAACTAAGATAGAAAATCGGCGTCAAACATATACTGAAGAGCAACGTTATCTAAATATGATAAAACTAGATGAGATAAAAATTAGATATTATAACTTAAAAATTACGCAAAATGAAACTTGGCACAAATATGATGAAAATATTAAGACTATATCACAAAAGATCTCAGTAAAGACCAAAGAAGCAATGATACGGTCTGATGTCAGACAAAATTATCTAGAAAGTCTAAAAAATAGAGATACTCGCTCATCAGATTTAGAAGTAAGAGCCAAACGCTCTAAGTCTATGATGGGAAAGAATAAAGGTAACTGGGCAAAGGCTATTAATATATCGGCTGAAATGCGACGCGGTATTCCTTTATCTGAAGAACATAGAGCTAATATCGCTGCAGCTGGTATATTTTCTTCATTAAATAAAAAGAAAATAGAATGCAAATATTGTGGATTTATAGGAAATCCAGGTAACATTGGAAGATATCATAATGACAAATGTAAGTCTAAATAAATAGATAGTGCCTGTCGCGGTATTAAAACCCACAGGCTCTATCATTAAACGCTTCAAGAGCATGACAGCACACTATATATATTATCATATTTTTGAATGAATAAATAGACAAAAAGGAATATGTAGTGGCCTCGTCTTTTTTCTTCAATAATTTTCAATCTAGTCAAGAGCAACTTCTCATTGAGAATTTGATTATTGAAGCCATTAAAATTTATGGTGAAGATGTATATTATATTCCACGTAATATCAATAATTTAGATAAGCTTTATTATACAGATGATCAATCATCATATGACCGCGCAGTACTTATTGAAATGTATATTAAGTCAATTGATGGTTTTGCTGGTGATGGTAATTTTATGTCTAAGTTTGGTCTTGAAATAAGAGATCAAGTAATATTTTCAGTTGCGCAGCGTGTATTTAATGAAGAAGTTTCTGCATATACTGCTGATATTAGACCTAATGAAGGAGATCTTATATATTTCCCATTAAATAAAAAGTGTTTTCAGATTAAGTATGTTAATAAACATGAAATGTTTTATCAACTTGGCGCACTGCAAACATGGGAAATGACATGCGAATTATTTGAATATTCAAATGAAATCTTTAATACTGGTATAGCAGAAATTGATGCTATACAAGTTAATTTTGATACTAATATTATTAGTTGGTCAGTTCTTACAGAAACTGACGAAGCGCTTCTTACTGAAGATAGCGACTATATTGTGTCTGAAAAATATGATCTTGAAGTAATAGATCCTACCACAGAGAATAAGACTATACAAGATGAATCAGATGAATTCATTGACTTTTCTGAGAGTGATCCATTCTCAGAAGGCGATGGACTCTGAAAAATACACTTTTCTAATAGGCAATAATCAATGAGTATATTAGGTAATCCTCCATGGTATTTTTCTACTACTAGAAAATACATTACTATGTTTGGTCGTATATTTTCGCATATACAAATTACTAGAACATTATCTAATAATAGAACTCAGCTTATTACAGTACCATTGACATATGCTGCCAAAGAAAAAATGCTTACTCGAGTAATCTCTGATCCAAATATCGATCGCCAAGCAGCTATAGTACTTCCAGTAATGTCTTTTGAAATGACTGGATTAAAGTATGATGGAAATAGAAAACTTCCAACCGTCAATAGATATGCTGTTATAGATACAACTGATAAAAATAAATTACAATATCAATATAATCCAGTTCCATATAATCTAGATATGAAATTATATGTATATGTAAAGAATAATGAAGATGGTACAAAAATCATTGAGCAAATTCTACCATTCTTTACTCCAGATTGGACAGTTACTGCAAACCTAGTACCAGAATTAAATATTAAACCGGATATTCCTATTGTCTTAAATAATATAAGTTTTGATGATACATATGATGGTGATTTTA